CACTCTATGCCAAAAGGTATTTTCGTCAGTATCACTTGTTGAAAAAAATCCCCGCGTATACGCAGAAAACTTCACTGACGATATAACATTGGGATCAATAGGCATTCTTATCATAGGAGTACCTGTTACAGGTGGGTTATCACTTGAATTGCTTCCTATATAATAATCTATCAACCCTTCTGTGGTGCCGGTTACATTTACTTCTGTAATAGCATGGTAAACGTAAATATAAGTACCTGCTGTCATTTGGATGAAGTCATTTGTTGTGTCTATAGTTAACCATGACGGAACTTTAGGATATGACGGGCTTAGTAACTTCATTTTATACCATGTATCTTCTGTGTCTACATCTGATTTATCACATATCATTTGCACTATGTTTAGTTGTTCGTCTCCCCTACCCCCGCCTATCCCCGGCCCGCGCCGCGTCTCCACCAGCGCCTGGATACCGCCTTCGCCGTCGTCCATTTCGCGTACAAGGATGCCGCGCCCGCCGCGAATGCCGGTCAGGCGCCGGTCGCGCATGAGTTGAAGCCGTCGCGCGGATATGCCTTTACCTTGCTCGAATCCTGGATTAAACGGTTTGTTGGTCATGCGTCCTCCTAGAACGGCAGGTTGCCGAAGTTGGCCTCGGGATACCAGTCAACCAGACCAAACCCTGTTGACTCAAGATTCGCCGGCGGGTGGCCCGTCTCCGGGTCGATGTACCACACGTGCGGCTGGTGGCCGTCAATGTTGTGTTGGATATGGAAGGTGAACCGCCAGCGCCTGTTTGCGATATCGTACGGCTCGAACGTGACGCCGGTTATAAGCCACGTTCCAGCCGCGCCGCCATACCATTCCGCGTTATTGATGGCCCCGGTCCAGTCAAACACGATGTCAAGCGGAGTACCGCCTACGGCGAGCTGTGTGATACCCGTGGCCTGCATACTTGTCGCGGGGATGCGCACGCTAACGGCCGCGCCTTGTGTGTCCCCGTCATGCGTGACGGTGATCTCGTTACCGAGCCGGTCAACGCGCGTCTCGATATGGTCCATCCGCGCGCCGCCGTGGAGCGTGTAGGATAGCTCCTCCTGCCCTTTCGTGCGATAGATAACCTCCACATACGCTACGGACGCGTCCTCCTCAGCAAACGATACCTCGCGCCGCGCAACGTACAGGTTCGCGCCCTGTCCGCCGGGGTCTTCTCCGGGTTGCGGAATCCCCGTAGCAGTGAGCGCCGCGTGTGCCCGCGCTACCCAATCGCCAGACAATCCTTGGACCTGATAGGTTACGCGGGCCTCGTCAATAACGCCGCCGTCAGAGTTGACGCGGACGCGCCACCGCCATGCCGGAACTACGGTCTCGCTCATTGTGCAAACCCTAACCCGAGTTGTGTGTTGTCGGCGATCTGCCGGAGCAGCCCGGTGTGCGCCTGAAGCTCCCGCACTTGGTCACGGTCGCGCGACACGGCGTCCAGGCCGGGCGCACGCGCCGCGCGCTGGAACACGCCTTGCCGGAAAATGTTCCCGTGCTCCATTTGGCCGCGCCGTTGTTCCTTGTGAAAGTCTTTGAGGCCATCGGCTGCATCCGCGAGAAGGTCGTTGTGGTCCTCGAGTCCGTCGTCCAGATCCTCGAGATCATGCATCATGCCACGGAAGGGGGACGGCGCATCGGCCATCTTGCGCGCCTCCTCGGCAAAGTCTGCCATATGGTTACGCACGCCCTCGAAACGGAACTCGTTATCCTCCAGGGCGCGCCGTTGATCATCAAGTCCGGCCTGCACGCCGTAAATGCTGTCGAGCATATCGTCGAACCCAGCAACTGCGGTCCGTGCCGCTTGTGACGCCCGGTTGCCAATGAACGGGATCGCATCCGCCGTGTCGGCTATGGCGTCGAGGAGTTGGGTTTGCGCTTCCACCATCTGTGTCCAAGCGTCTATGACGGTGTTGGTGAACTCAAGGAATCTCGCCGCGCCGCGCCGCAGCGCGTTGACGATATCCTCAACGCCTTGAACGGCCGCGTTAGCCCATGTCGCAATCGCGGTCCCGGCTACCTTACCAGAGGGGATCCAGTCACGCAAGATCTTGAGTCCAGCGGACAACGCCGGGGTCAACGCGATCACCATCTGCTGCACCACGCCCCGGACGTGGAACTTGAGTTTGAACATGGCGTCATTGAACATCTCGACGCGCGATGCGCCTTCCTTGTCCAGCGCGATTCCCATGTCTTCAATCGCTTTGCGCGCGTCCTTGAGGCCACGGGGAAGGCCGTCCAGGACAAGCATCATCTCTTGCGCTTGTTGGCCAAAGAGCTGGTATGCATACGCCACGCGTTCGGCTGGTCGCACGTTCTGTTCCAAGGCTTGCGCAAACGTTACCAGCTTGTTTTCAAGTGGCATCTCGGCCAAGTGCCGCGCATCAAGTCCCATCTGCTGTAAGAAGTCCGCGCGCTGTCCCGTAGCAGCCGCGATGCGCACACGCCGGTCGAAGCGTCTTAGCGCGCCCTCGAGGCTACTCAGCTCAACCCCTGCAAGGCCGCTGTGATACTCCATCCGCTGCATGAAGCCAATAGACGTGTCCAGGCCGCGCGCTAGTTTCGCCAGACTGTCCACTGCGCGCAAAGAGCCACGCACGAGGAGGCCGATACCGGCCACGCCGGCCACGCCTACCATTGCCGTGCTCATAGTCACAAGCCGCCGGGCCACGCGGGCCACGCCCGTCGAGAATCGTCTAAGCACGCGCCGCGCCGCGCGCAACCCGCGGTTGAACCGCCCGGCCCGCGCCGTCAACCCAACTACCAGGTTCGCTACTCTACGTCGAGCCATTCGGTTTGCCTCCCTTACAAGCCGCCGCCAACATGCCGATTAACGACTTCTGATGCTCTATCGATTGCGGTTCCTGCGGACCGTATAGCGGGTAAAAATCCTTCAACTCAAACCGTTTACCCTTGCTGCTGTGTGCTTCCGCGAAGAGCTTGCACCGTATCGCGTGCCGGTCGTCCTCGCGACGTTCGCCCGGCGGGGATATCCGCCAATATGCCATCCAGTATTGGAGTTGGTGGACGTCGATGCGGTCCAAGAGCGCAACCACATCCGGCTCCCCAAACGCCAACGCTAGCTCATGGACAAATCGCAGGAAACCCCCGTCCCGGAGTTTTTTTCCGCTTCCTCCATAGCTTCCTCGTCTACCAGCGTGCCGCCGGAAATCTCGTTGGCTTTCTCCGCAATCGTGATCTGGTACGCCGGGCTCATACCCTCTTTGATCTTGCTCACGTCGGTCTTACTGAACAGAAGATCGCCGTTCTCGTCGCAGGTACACGCCACCACGACGCGCGCGATCTGGTCGTAGTTGCTGCCCTGTTTCTTGGTGATCGCTTCAATCTGAGCAGCGCTCATCGGCTTGACATATACGTAGCTCTCTTCGCCAAGTTGTACCCGCTCAATCTGTCCAAGACTCCCAAGGAGCCCTTCTCGTGTCGCTAATGGCATATCGCCTCCTATTCTGTCCCGTCATCCCATACAAGCTCGCCCGCGCCGGTGAAGGTGATGCTGGCTTCCATACGGCTACCCGTCGTGGCCGAACCATTGAAGCTCGACAACACCGCGTCCCCGTCAAAGGCCGGGGCGTCGTCTCCGGCGAACGCGATCGCTAAACTGGATTTCGTACCCACTGGCGGGTTTTCATCCGCGTCCATCTGAACAGTCACGTCCATTGACCAGTCGTTGAGACTGGCAACGATCCGCGCCATGAAGTCTTCGGTATCCATGTTTGTGGCGTCTATCGGCTCATTAGAGATCTCAAGCGAGTCGATACTAACCAGCGTCATGTTCATACCGGCGAACGTAATGCTTGCGCCGTGTCCATCTGCTGCAGCCATGTCTTAGACCTCCCTATGTTGTCTTCGTGAGTGTGCCCGCGCCAGTAAAGGTCAAAGACGCTTCCATACGGCTACCCGTGGTGGCGGAGCCGTTAAATGAACTGAGGATGGCCGGGCCGCTGAAGTTCGGGGCAGTAGCGCCGGGGAACGTGATCGTCATTTCGGCGTCGAGGGTGCCCACTGGTGGGCTCTCGTCCTTGTCCATCTGCACCGTCACGTCCATGCTCCAGTCATTCAAAGACGCGGCGATCCGTGTCATGAAGTTTGTCGTGTTCATGTTTGTGGTGTCGATCGGCTCGTTATTGATCTCCAAGCTGTCGATACTCACAAGCGTCATGGTCATGTTGGTAAATGCGATTGTTGCACCGTGGCCGTCTGCTGCCGCCATGGCTTAGCCCTCCCTCTGGTAAGAGATGTCGTAATCCTGTTCTATCTCATATGCCGCGAGACCTTGTGCGGCCACGGGCTGTTGTGGTAAGTCTGACTCGTCGGCAAGGTGAATGCGCTGTATGTGTAACGCTTCCGCTCCGGCTTCCACTGTACCGCTATCGAAATCGTTCAATGCCGTCTCTGCCGCGCGCGCCGCCGCTTGTGCCGTGGCGTAGGTATCCGCTACGATGCTGAGCTGGAACCCCGGCATATCCAGCCCGGAATCCCCGCCCATATGGTGGTTCTTCTCCACAGAGATCTGTCGATACGTGGCATACGGCCGAGGCGCGCCCTGCGGCGCTTGCACGGGATACGTGCGCGTCCCGATGAGTCCGGCCCATGCTTCGTTGTTCGCCAGTAAGCGTAAGATGGCCTGCTGTATAGTCATGCAGCCCGCCCCCTGCCGAGCCGGTACGCCCGGCGCGGTATCGATTGAGAGAGCCTATTGGTGATGCCAGCGATGACGGCCTGGTTGGTCTGGATAAACGCGCGCCGCGCAAAGAACGTGGCTTGTGTGCCTGGATGTTGGAAGTTGAGTCCCGGCTGTTTGTGCGGCTTAGAACCCTTCTCAAGCAAATGCGCGTACATGGTCGGCCGTATCGTGGTATTCCATGTGCGCCCAAGAAACTCGTAGGTGTGTTGGCGTTCAAATCCTGTCCGAGGGCCAATCGCCTGGAATACGGTCAGGGATTGCTTATACTTTTTCTGCCGTCTCCCGATACTCTTACGCAACGCGCCAGTCCTGTCGTGGGGTCGTACGTTTTCTTTCATCGCTTTGATAAGCGGTTTCGCGCCCCATACCGTAGCCTGCGGCAAGTCCTTTCTGAACACCTCCGGGCCGAGCCTTGATAACATACGGTTCAGCTCTTGGTGCCCTTGTATAGTCATGCCCACGCTCATTCGTGTAACTCCTGGCAATGCAGTTCCGCAAGGCGAAACCGGCCATCAACGTCCAGCACGGCCTCGAGGTTGAACGTCTTGCCCATGGCCTTTATCCGCTTCTGCGGTTCAAACCGGCTATCCCACCGCGCCTGTAACACCACTGTAGTAATAGCCTGTACCTGCTGCGTTTGTTGGCGCTCAACGCCGCGCTTAGGGTCAATGCCTACATGGAACCAGTATTCTGTTACCCACTCTGTGATCACGCCGCCATAGGAATCTTGCGTGTGAACAGGCTTCTGTAGCCGCGCTTGATGGCGTAACTGACCCGCCCTGATTCGGCTCATACAAGCCCTTTATCGAGTGTGCGCGAAGGATATAGTCAACCCCCATCGGTAGACGGTTGACTATAGTGCCTACCACCACGGCCTCACGGTTCTCGTACCACGATCCCGCGATCTGGCGGATTGCTAAGCGTATACCGGCCGGGACATCGGCCCCGGAATCCCCGTAGCCTGCCTTGAACGTAACGGTTACAGCGTCAGGACGCCGCGCCGCGCCGCCGGGCCAAGACTTGCCGGGTAACGGCGCAATAAACCCCGGCTGATAGTCCGTAGCCACAAAATAGTCATCGGCGCTCACGGTCTGCGTTTCGCCATCAGCGTCAAGGTACTCCACCGCCGTCACCTCTTGCAGGGGGGGGTAGCGCAGATAGATGCGGCCACGTGGAAAGCCGGGGAACGTGGCCTTCCACGTGGCCGTGATGAGTTGACGCCAAAGCTCCGCGTGTTCCACGTGATAGCGAGCGGCAGTCGCAAGGTCGCTCAGGTACTGCCCCTCGCTCACAAAATGGTCTCCGGGGATGCGCAAATGCTCGGCCAGCTCGTGGCCGTCAACGGGCTCCACACTGGGAGGCGTAACCAGTGTGTACGCACCGTCTACCGTTTCCAGTGTGGAGCCCGTCGTGTTCATTGTTACACCACCACCGCCGGGTTGGCCGTCAGCTCATGTTCAACGCTGTCATCCTGCGTTACCGGCTTGCTCCGCGCAGCGTATTGCATAGCCAAGATGCCGCCAATAGCAACATTCTCGTCCTCGCGATCCACCACGCAGCGCACATACCGTTTAGCCGGACGAATCAGGTCCACGATGAGCACCTCTTCATCGGCGTCATTGGCGATCTCGTACTCGCTGATGAGGCCAGCAAGGTCGTCCTCATCCGCCATGTTCGAGGCGTCGCTTTGCTCGACCTTTACCGTTACCTTCGCTGTGCCGCTTGCTGGCGTGTCGCAGATAACAGCGAAGGCCACGGCATCGAATCCGGCCATGTCGATGATCTCGGCGTCCTCGATGTTGGTGACACCCGCCGTCACACCTTCCTTCGCAAGGGTGAACCTTACCGACTCTGTCAAGGCTTGATGTTTGCCGATCATCCTGTTGCCTCCTGTTTCGCGCGCCGGGCTCTCTGGCCGCGCGCTTGTGTGGCGTATTCAACGCCATCATCGCTTTCGAGTTCCACGGGTTCAGCAATACCGCGTTCAATCAGTTTCTTGGCTTCAGATTCTGTGACCTCCACCAAACTACCCGCCGCTTGCCGCCGGATCATGCCAGGCGTTTGCTGGACCCGATCTTTCTTAAGCCGTACTTTCATATCGTGCTCCTGGTTAAGTGTGGCCCGGCCAGCGCGTGGTGTTACCGCACGCCAGCCGGGCTATTACACTCAGGTCTTGTTCTGGATCATGTACTTGACGGGGTTCGTGCCGGCGTCAAGCAGGTGGCCGTCATGCCGCGAAAACGCCACGAATGCCTCTTGGTCGCTTTCCGCATACCGTTCCGTCAGACGCCGGAGCCGGAAGCCCGCCACGTCGCGGATCATGTACTTGGTAAGCAAGCCGAAGATCATGGTCTTGTCGTTTTGCGTGATCGTGCTCGACATGTCTTGGTTNACGGTGTACGGATAGTCAAACAGGCGATCCGGTAATCCCGGCTGCAGGCCCGGTTGCCACACGTATACGTCGTCCTGTTTGAGTTGCCGGACAGCTTTCACAATGCTGTCGTGCATCATGAACCCAACACCAGCCTGGTTCCGATAGGCCGGATCCACGCTGTGAATCAGGTCAAGGATCTCGTCCGGGTCAATAGACGTACTCGAAGCCGCGTCCTTGCCTTCCGTAGCGCCTACCACGATACCTTCCGGCTTGCTGTTGCCATCCGCCGTGGTGAAGTGTTCATTCGTGATCCGCGCGATACGCGTCCCGATGGCCTCGGCCAGGTAAGACACAAGGTCAATCGCGGAGTCTTCCAACAGCTCCACGGGAACCTTGATCATCTTGGACGTGTACTTGTACGCGTTGTACACAACCTGGTCAAAGGTCATATCCTGCTCGCCTACCGGCGTGTTCTCGGCAATCAGCTCGCCTTTATTGGACGTATCGTTGACCGTGGGCCACGGCATCTCGTTACCGCTGGACGTGCGCATCACGGTCGCCACTTGCCGCATGCCGCCGTGCGCAAGCAAGGCAACCTCAAGTTGCGTGACGAAATCCTGGTCAATCGTGTGACCACCTTCGCCGCCTACCTGAGTACCGAGCGCCCGGACTTCCCTCGCTAGCTTCCGGTATTGCGCCGGGGAATAGCTGTTGAGCTTGAATTCCAGCTCGCGCCGGGTGATCGGCATACCCACGCGTTGAATCGCCTTCTGCTGACGCTCATCAAGGTCGCGGCCCGTCTGGTGGCGGCACCACGCCTGCAATGCCAGCGCGTGATCCTCTTGCGTGGGGCCTTGCTCGTGATCATCGCGTTCATGCGTTTCCGCCGAGGAGTAATTCCGGGGGATTGGCGTCGGGCCATCGGCTGGTTGCTGTACCTCGTCGCTGATAACCTGCGCCCGTTCCGTCGCGGTGATCCGGTTTACCAACGCATCATAGTCCGCGTTGAGTTTGTCCCAACCTTCACGTTCCGTCGCGTCGAAATCACGCTGCTCGACGTTGATCTTGTCCGCGAACTCCTGGATCTGTTTGGCCAGTGAGCCGCGCTGTTCGTACAACTGCTTTAGGTCTGCCATTTCGCAGGCCTCCTATGTGTTAGCGTAGCGTTGCCGCCGGGTTGGGTAGTCGTCACTATCCGGCCCCGGACGACAAAAAGCGCCGATGGACACACTCCGCTTGGGAGTGCGGCCACCGGCGCTTATGCGCTACGTTCCAGCCGTCTTAGATAGACGGATTCAATTGTCTTGTTTCGTGTAGTGTTACCGCGCTGGCTTGGCTTCAGTTGCGCCCGCCGGGTTGTATAACCTCATGCCCACACGCTACCTACGCTTGCCATCACAACTGCATTGTACCACATCCTGTGTTGGGGGTCAAGTGGGGCCTATATCGGCCCCATGTTGACGAATACGCGCCGCCCAGGCCGGACGTGTTGCCCGGCTTGCGGCCTATGCGATACCACGCGCGCGCCCGGACGGTCCTCTGACAACATGCCCATACTCAGTTCAAGGCCGTGCTCTTCCAACACGCGCTCAGCGTGCGCACGTTCAAGCCCGGTAACGTCAGGGACTTCCACCATGGGTTCCAGGTCATCAAACGTCTCTTCAAACGCGCCGCCGATACCGGTAAAGAATGAGCCTATGGCCTGTTCCGCCCGGCGTTGCGCAATGCTCATGTGTATGTGGCCCGTCACCGGCGCAAGCGCCAGTTGCGCCGCGACGGCGATTGCCACGCCTATCATGATGTGCTTCAGTGGGGTGTTCATGTCATGTCCTCCTCGTGTTGGTTGTCGCCATCATTGTCCACGCGACATTGGTCAAGCCATTCGTCAAGGTCCGCGCGATCGTACCTTACCGCACCGCGCATCAATCACCAAACCGCACTTTGTCCGCCTCAACAGCCAC